CCACGGCGAGCATCCTGACGCGCGGTGCCATAGGCATCACGGTTAAGAATCTCAGCCGCGCTGCTCCCCATTGAGGTGCCGAGGCCGCGAGCAGCAAAGGCCGCGCGTGCCGACTGCGAGGCTTCGCGCTGCTGCTCCGGTGAGAGCGAGCGACCGAGGGCCAGTTCTGACTCCGCATCCCGCTGGAGCTGTGCCTCAATGGCATTAGGTGCGGACGCCGCTTGCAGCTCCTCGCCGATGACTCCGCGAGAGCGTTGCAAAAATTCGTTGTCCAGCTTACCGGCGAGCTGATCGGCCGTCCCCATCTGCATGCGGATATACTCGGGGTATAGCCGCTTGATTGCTGCCTCTTCTTCGCGCGTCTGCGCTTGGGCCACGCGAATCGACGCATTGGCCATTTTATCGTAGTCAATCGGCGCCGGTGCGGCTGGCACTGGTTGTGGCGCGGGTGCGCTTGGTCCTTTTCCTCCCATGGTATTATCCTCCTGTTTTCTTAATTAGTTTGTTCCAATCGTATACTCGCGGCTCAAAGCTGCCCCTACGGCACCATGCCGCATACTGCTGCGGATGCGGCGCCACGCGAAGGCACTCCCGAACAGGGTTTGTGCCAGCAGTGCCAGCAGCCAGAGTGACGAACCAACAATTTGGCTCGCCGCTTTCAAATGCTTGATCCTCCGCGTTCCACCGCACAGCGCGAGCCAGCATGAAGCATTCCGGTGAGTTCCACACATAGCCTGCCGACAAATGCTCGCCGACTGCTTCCCAGAAGTCTTGGGTTGAGTGGTCGTCCCACCAGTGTTTTGCGCGTTGCCATGGGGTCATCGGTTAGAACTTGATGCAATACAGCAGCGCGATGTTCGCGGGCCTGTTTTCGTCGGACGTTGGAACTCCAGCCGCTGTCGCGCTAAAATTTACGGAGCCAATGCCAAGCGTGTTTGCCGTTGCCTGCTGCGGCATATACTGGTTTGTTGTGACGGCAGCAAACGCCCCAGACGCTGTTTGCAGCGCGGCCATTTGCGCGCCAAAGGAAAGGTTGCCCGTTATGTTTCTGATGGCATCACCCTCCTTGGCGGCAAACGTCTTATTGTAGGTGGTCCCACTGATCGTCTGCGACCCGCTTCCGCGCACAAAGATGCCTCGCAGGTCTGGCAGGGCAAAAGTCGTGCTGCCGTCTCCAGCGCCGTAGGTCGTGCTGATGGCGGCAAAGAGAGCGGCGTAGGTGCTCCGGCTTACTGCGGTGCCGTCTGCTGCCAGCCAGCCTGACGGTGCGCTGTTCATGGCGAACGCTTGCACGGCGCCTGCGGGCAAGAGTGCCTGCTGCACAGCGGTGACGAGCTTGGCCAAGGTGACGGCGCCGTCCAAGATTTTGCTGGTCGTAACCTCATTGTCAGCGACAACCACAGTCGGCGCGGCGGTCGAGTTGAGTTTCGCGGGGGTCACGGTCTCGCCTGAGACCCAGTTGTAGGATGCGGTTACGGTTGCCATGATTTTGTTCCTTAGTTGTTAAGCTGCGTTCCTTGTCTCAGTCGGCGGCATGCTCGGGCCTGCGGCTTCGATTGAGACGTTGCGGATCTCGGGGCGATTTGCCGTGGTTAGAAATTCCAGTTCGGCGTAGTGTGCCTTGGCGCGGATCGGTTGCTTGAGCGTGTAGTCTTCGGCCAAGCCGGACGTGTTGGTCTGCCCCGGCACCAGCGTGATCGTGGCGTCGGGGTTGATCGTGATGGCCTTGACCGTGACCGATGCGGTGTTGGGCAGGACGACATCGGCGAGGCTGCGGACGAAGCGTTTGGTGCTCATGCTGCCCATACCGTAGCGGCGCGTGACAATGCGGCCGGGGACCGGCGTGATGACATCGGCCTGCACGTCGGGCGACTGGTCACCTTCCTCGATCTCGTCGAGGAGCATGAGGCGACCGGCCTTGTTGCTGACGAAAAGGCGGCGCTCGTTGGCGCGGGTGGCGACTACGAAGTCGTCCACGCCGAAGCCGTAGATGTCCCGCGTCTCCCACTGGTCGTTCAGCGCATTGTAAAGGAAGACGCCGTTGTTGTTGTCGGCACCGGCGAGCGGGACCGCCAGATAGTAGCGGTTGCTATACCAGAGGCCGACCGAGTTCTTGAGCAGAGTCGCGTTGAGGTCGTCGAGCTGGTTGGCAATGGGGTCCGAGAGCGGCTTGGTGTCGCCGCGCAGCTTCAAGTCGAGGCGGCTGTCGAGACGGTAGACACCGGAGTCACTGAGGAAATAGACAAACTGCCCCGCCGTGGCGATGGAGCGGCGGGCCGCGCAGCCGACCTCGTCGGTGAGGAGCGTGAGCTTGCTGAGAGCGGTGTCGATGGCCGTGCTGGCGCCGTCCACGCTGGCGAATTGGTTGACCTCCGCGAGCCAGATGGACTTTCTACAAAAGACGAGGAAGCTGTTCTCCACCCATGGATGGACCGCGACAACGAAGTCATTGCTGCCCGCACCGGCGCGGAACGACTGCCAGTAGGGATCGTAGGTGTTGGCGTCGAGGATGTCCGAGATGAGCACGTTGTTCTTACCGTCAGGAAGCACCAGCCGGTTGTTGACGTAGGTGCCCCAAGGCGTTGACCGCATGGTCTTGAAGGTCGCCGACATTCCGGCGGGCACGCCTGCGGGACTGCGGACAAAAGCGGTCGTGACGCCGTCCCAGTAAAGCGGCGCCTTAACGCGACGGATGGTGCGGCCGCTGGTCGTGGCGTCGGTCGCGGTGCCGCTCGGCACAGTGATCGTGAAAGAGTTCGTTGACGCCGTGGCGATGTCATACTCAACGCCGTCAAAGGCAGCGACATTGCTCCCCTCGATGCGCACGCGGGCGCCAGCCGGATAGCCATGGCCGGTCAGGTTGACGGTCGCCGTGGTGGACGCCACGGTGATGCCGCCGGTGGTCACGTTTTTGACAACCCAGTTAGGACGCGAGGCATCGGCTTCGCGGAACAAGTAAAGGCGGTCGTTGGCCTGCACCATGGAGACCGTGTCAGTCGGCTCAATGACCTCGTCCGGTGATGTCGGGTAGGCAAGCTCCTGTGGCAGCACGCTGATGACGATGGTGTCGCCGTTCTCGTCTACGATCTCCTCGCTGCCCTGCGAGACGGCCGTGACCAGAAAGCCGCCCGCCCAGACACCGGCGAAGGATTGGTTGTCGTCCAGCAGGATCGTGTAAGCGCGGTCGCCGCCCGCCAGCACTACGATCTCCGCGCTCTGCACCTGATCGGGCGAGCGGTAGACGCTGGCCGCGAAGATGCCGCCGCTGTAGACGCTCTGCACCACCGGCGCGTTGGGCGCAGGGTTGAGCACAAAGGGCACCGTGAGCGGCGAGCTGGCCACGCTGATGGCGTCCGCCATGCGCTTGGCTCCCTTGCGCGTCACCGCAACTCCGCGATCCAGCCGCATGTTCTCCGAGAGCTGGAGCATGCCGGCAGGCAGCGCTACCGGATTGATGCGCGAGGCATAGCCTGCGAATCCGGCGTCTCCGTCTCTGAGGATGGGGCTTTCTAAGGGCATTTAGATGTTAGCCCTCATACATGATGTTGACGCTGCCCGCGTCGAATGTGTCGGTGCCGTTGACGGTGGTTAGGCGGACGCGGTCGAGGGTGCCGCCCAAGGCGATAGAACCAGCCAAAAATACAGGAGCGCCGACAGAAAGGACGCCTTGGCAAGTCCAAGTATTTCCGGACAAATTTGTAAAAGTGACCGATCCGCTTCTTGCGTCCGTAGCTACATTGAAAAAAGTTCCAAATCCGCTGCTAATTGATGAAGTGTTGCATGCGTTTGCGGCGACAATAATACCCGAAGATGTATTATAGCCAGATGTGGCAAAGCTGCCGGAACCTAATTGGATTTGAACAACAGAGGTTCCATTTGTGCTCACCCCATCCAGCATTACCGTAATTCGCTTTACCCAAGACGGGATGCCGGTGAAGTCGATGCTGGTGCCGCTGGTGGTGTTTTGCGCGGTGGCAAGCGTGAGAGGCTGAGTCAGCATCGTCGGCGTCACCTTGCTGCTCCCAATCGCCGTCACACCAGCATTGCTGATCGTCACATCACCAGTCACGGC